CCCGTCTGCATGCAGTTTTGGTAGTTCAAAGCAATGTTGGCATCTTCGCCAGTAATCGCTTCGGCATTCCCCATTGCTGTGATAACGTATGATCCGTAGGATGAGGGCTGTGTCATAATAATGAACACTAGCTCCAGTGTACCTCGGATCAAAGAGTAGTTGAACGTTTTGTCAGCCACAGATGTTTTTGCAAGGAAGAGTGACCAGGGGTCGATGTTGAGGAGTGTACCTCTACCATCAGCACCTGAAAACGACCAGGTGTCCAATTCAACAAGACGCTCAAGAAAATGAGTGATTTCGTTGTCTGGGACTGTTTGAAAGAATTGGGGAATTTCCACCGCCGGACTCGTGATTAGAGCCGCGGAGGAGGTCATTTCACCCGCATCATGGGTAATGGTGGCAGTTGCAGCCACCTGTTCTTGGTTGTGCGCAGCATCGCTGGGCTTTGCAATCATTGGGTTTGACATTTCAAAAGAAACGTTAGGCCTCCCAAGTAGAGAACGTCTGGTCCTTAATCTTCTGAGCCCAATAGTCGTATGGGCGATGGTTGAAGTTAGGATTCGTCGTTAACTCATGCTTGGTAGCTACCTCAAAGGCCTTGGCAGCAAAAAACTCATACTCGTGGATACCATGGTAAACCATCTCTCGCATGACGTTAGTCATGTTGACGGCAGCATGGTCCCGGGAAGAGAGGGTCGACTCCCTCTTAATCATGAGCATCCGGGCGAGTGATTTCTTACTTAAAGGTGTAATGTACCTTTGGAACTCCTCTGACCAAACAAACGTGCGCTTCAGGAAGCCCATCTCAAGGATGGACTTCCGTTCAAGTGTAGTTCCTTTGTTGGCATCTGTAATGATGAGTCCAATATGATCATGCATGACTTGTACAAAATCATCTTCTTCGTCGTAGTCGAGAAAGCGAGCTACATCGTCCCCATAGGTCATGAGGGCGTTGTGCAAGCGAAAATCGAGAAACTGACAAAAGGCTGGTGATGGAAAAGGATTGGTGAAGAAAGTTTCTCTCCAAGCCGCTATAAGATCCAAAAGATCTTGCGGAATTGTGGGGTACTTCTTGAAAAACCAATAGTACCGATGTGACAAACACATCAGCACACCATTGACTTCGACAGTGATGTCGTTGCCAGAGCCATTCCACCAAACACTAAAAATGTCGCCTTTAATACAAAATTTAGTGTGTTTGAGTCCCAAAACTAGGGACATCACTTTGAAAGGGGATATTCCAACCTTGAAAGCCACGCTGTAGAAAAACAGCGCGATAAAGTCGTAAAGGGTTCCGCGAAAGGACTTGTCGAGTCCAGTCACATCGCCATCGCGACCATTCGAAAGGTTGG